CCTCCTCCGGGATGCCGGATTTCAGAGCGCCCATCTGGATCAGCGCCCCGGTGCTGCCCTGGTAGCCGCAGGCCAACGTGGCCACCTTGCCCTTGGAGCGCAGATCGGCACGAGCGCCGCCCTTCTTGATTTGGTCCTTGGGCACATGGAACATCATGGAGGCGGTGGCCTCGTAGATCAGGCCGTCCCCATAAAACTCCTGGAGGACCCAGTCCTCGCCCGCCAGCCAGGACAGCACCCTCGCTTCGATGGCCGAGTAGTCGGCTATGATGAACCGGCAGCCCTCCGAGGGGATGAACGTGGTCCGTATCAGCTGGGACAGGACGAAGGGCGGGGAACCGTAGGCCAGCTCCAACAGGTCAAACTCGCCGTTTTTGACAAGTTCGCGGGCGGTAGATAGGTCATTTAGCTTATTTTGGGGCAAATTTTGAACTTGAACCAGCCGCCCGGCCCACCTGCCGGTCCTGCCCGCGCCGTAAAATTGCAAAAGATTGTGGACTCGGCCATCCTGGCAGCGGCCCCGCTCCATGGCCTCGTACTTCTTCACGCTGGTCTTGCCCAGCTCTTGCCGAAGCTGCAGCACCCGCCGGGTGGTATCGTCCGGGGCCGCTTCCAGCAGCGAGGGTATAGCGTTCTTATCCAGGCTGTCAGTCACCAGGCCCCGGCCCGCCAGCCACCCCTTTAACTGGGCGTCGCTGTTGGGGTTTCCCAGGGCGGTCAGTTGACGGGCCTCGGCCATCAGCCGGGCGGAGTATTGACCGTCCAGCTCCAGGGCCTTCTCCAGCAGCCCGGCGTCCAGGCGCACACCCCGGTCATTGATGCGCTGATCCAGCTTCCAGGCAGCAAGCTCCGCCGGGGGCCTGGGCCAGCGGGCCAGGCGGTCCCGGATGTCGGTCTCTACGTCCACGTCCCGCACGTTGTACTTGCGGAACTGCTCCCACTTGTCGGGGGCGTCCTTGGGGTAGTGCCGGGTGCCGTCCTTGGCGGGCTTGCAGAAGTAGCGGATCAGCTCCGCCCCCTCGGTGAGCTTCTGCTTTTCCAGGCCCAGGGCGGCCCCCACCTGGGCCAGCGTACCGGGCAGCCCCAGGGTTGCCGCCTGGACCATCGTACAGCGCCACTGCTCTGGGGGCATAGGCCGGGCAAAGTACCGGGCCAGACAGGTGCGCTCAAAAGAGGCATTGTAGGCGGTCTTGACCACCGACCGGCTGGTGAGCAGGCACAGAAACTCGTCTGGGTCACCCGCCGGGAGGTCAGAGAGGACCGGCGGCAAAAGCGAGGGGTCCACGTCCTCGCTGTCGGCCAGGTCGATGATCCGGGTGGGCTGGCCGTCCACACGGTAGCTGATCAGCAATATGGTGAAGTCCGGAGCCTCGGTGTAGGGCCGGACCCCGGATTTTTGCAGGTCCACGCTGGAATAGGTCTCTATGTCCACACCCATCCTCATAGGAAAATCCCCCTTTCGTATAAAGCGCCCCCGCCGCCGGGTAGACAGCGGGGGCCGCTTTTCGCTTTTACATGATGTCGTCGAGGTCGCCGCCCTCGCCCATGTAGTCGTCGTCGAAGTCGTCCTCGGCACGGCTGCCGCCGGACAGGCGCTCACCGTCGCAGATCTTCTGCACGTTGTTCAGGCCCACGGCCACGCCATTGTTGCCGTTGCTGGAGAAGGGATAGAACATCAGGGAGAACCGGCAGAAGCACCCGCTGTAAATCTCGTCCTGATCCAGAATGGCATTGCGGGCCAGGTCCACCACACCGGGCTGCTTGCTGGAGTTGGCGTTGAGGAACCAGCAGCCCTGGAACGCCTCGTCCTCCGGCCTCTCCTCGTCGCCGTCGCGCATGGGCAGCTTCAGCTTGGCGGGCTTCTTGCCCTTCCACTTGGCCTTGATGCCGTCCTGGGTGGCCGCCTCCATGGCCGCCTCCACCTTCTTGGTCATGGCCGTGTCGCTCTTGGGCCAGATGATACAGGCGCTGTACTTCTTGGGGGACTTCTCGTCCATGCTGGACGGCTCCCAGATGTGGGCATAGGACAGGCGGCACTTGGACGTGATCACCTTGCAGGGGTTGTTGACGTTGTTAGCCATTTTTGATATCCTCCTTGAAATCTTCTGCCGCTTTGGCGGCGGTATTGATGGGGGGCCGCTTGTCGGCCTCCGGGACTAACGTGGGTGCGCCTTCGGGCTTGATGATGTACTGCCCGGCCAGCTCTCCGAATTTCTTCTTGCCGACCAGCTTTTCCATGGCCGTCAGGCCCAGCAGTTCACGGGGTTTGTAGATGTCGGCCACCTTGTAGCCAGCCTTGCGGAGAGCGGCGGCGATGCCGTCGGTATCCGCATACTTGCGGTTGCTCCGGCCCTCCACCACCTTGTAGCCGGGGAAGCTGACCCCCTGGTTGATTGCGGCGTCCAAAGCGTAGTCCTCCACGCTTTTGGCCCAGGCGGTCAGGGCGGGCAGCCTGGCCAGGACCTCGGCCACCTCGTCGGGGGACAGGAGCGGCGGGTCCGCAAAATCCCGCTTGGCAAGCTCCAGCTGGTAGTCGCGGTGCGCCCGGCAGACAGGGGAAGCCCGGCACCACCGGCACGTCCCCTCACCGGGGCAGAAATCTCCCTCGCCCGCCCAGGCCAGGGCGGCCCTGGGCTTCAGCTCGTTCTCCGCCCAGTCCAGCAGCTCCGCCCGTGTGATGGTAGCGGTGGAGATGTTGTCCAGCCTGGGCTGGAAGATGTTCATGCGGATGGTGCTGATCTCATAGGCCCAGGACAAAGCCAGATAGCAGCCCAAAGCGTACAGCTTCATTTGCGGGTTGCCCTCGGCGCTGACGGGGACGCCCTTGCCGTACTTGAGGTCCACCACATCCATCAGGCCGTCGGAAATGATGATGGCGTCCGAGGTGCCAAACCCCTCCGGCACATACTCGTCGAACTTCACCGTCTGCTCGATGAAGATACGGGGGTCCGCGCACCGGGTTTTGGCCTCGGCCATGCGTTCCTCGACGAAGGCGGCGTAGGCTTCCATGCACTCGCCCATCTCGCCGGAGTAGAGCGGGTCAACCTGGGCGGCCTCCAGATCGGCAGTGATGTCGGCCCCCTCCCAGCGTTTCCGCAGGAGCAGCTCCCCGATGCGGTGGGCCAAGGTCCCCTCTTGGGCGTACTCGCTGCCCTGGTCCTCGAAGCTCTCGCCCAGCCGGGCACTGGGGGGACAGGACATCCACATATGGGCGCTGGAGGGTCCCAACAGAGCGTGGAGGTCAGGCATTGCCCTCACCCAACCCTTCCAGCGCCGCCAAGAACGCGGCCCGGTCCTTCTCCGCGATGGCCGACATTCCGCTGGCCCCGAACTTCTGGAGGATGGCCACCACGGCCTCCTTGCCGTATTTCCGGGACGCCTCGATCCCCTTGGCCCGGACCTGCTCCACCGTGGGAACCGGCTCCGGCTTGTCACCAGGGGCAGGCGTCTGGCCACTCTCCCCACCCGCAGGGCCAGGGGCCGCCGTAGGGGCCGGGGCGGTCTTGGGGGTATCAGAGATAGGCTCAGCCTCCGGGGAGGGCGTGTCGGCCCCGTTGTTGGCCTCAGCAGCGAACTCCTTCGCCTGGGCTGCGGCCAGCTTCTTTTCCTGGTGCTTCTCCGCCTCCATGATGCGGTTGGCGGCCTGGGCAACGTCGCTGTTCGACAGGCAGTGCAGGCCGAAAGCGGTCAGGGAGGACAGGGCCTCCAAGGGCGTGTTGCCCGTGACTTTGATTTCCACCATGTGTTTCCTTCCTTTCGTTGTATTGTTATACCAGCGCCGTCCCGTCGACGACGGCAAAGCATATCTCCGCCGGGTCATACCCGGCCAGTAACAGGTCCCGCAGCAGCGAGATTTTGATGGACTTCCGGGAACTGCCCACCTTCAGCGCCGGGCAGTTATCCGCCCCGTGACAGGTGGAGAACTTGCAGTTCAGGCAAATCCGGGTTTCTTCCTGCTTGCTCATAGCTGCACCTCAGAAGCCCAATTCCTGGACTAACTTCATTCCCAGCCGAAAACCGTTGATAAAGCCTTGGCGCTCATAGGCCCAGAGAGCGACGGTAATGGTGTTCTCCAGGGCCTCCGTGGTATCCTGATCCACCTTCAGCTTTTTCAGTTTTTCAGACAACTGGTGATCTGCGCCGTCTGTGTCGCTGAGGTGTTCATACAGCTCCCCAAGGTTCAGCCCCGTTTCCATATGGCGGGTTTCATCAGCGCAGGCCCAGTACAACCGCTCCAGAAATTCCTTGTTCATTTCTCCGCCTCCGCTTCTTTCAGAAGGGCCTCCAGCGCCGGGGCTGCCTGGTCGTCCGGCAGCTTCAGAATGTCTCCGCGCTTGCGGCACACCTCGTCGCTCTTAACCCGCGACTTCATACGGCGCTCAACTTTGAAAATGGCATCGTTCAGATCGTGGACACGCATGGATTTCACAGCCTGCGCAGCGCCTTTCATGTGGGGTTCCAGACCGGGAAACGAAGTATCACACGTGAGCAGCGCGTACTCCAACAGCGCCTCGAAGATAATGTCGTCAATGGTATAGAGCAGGTCCCCCATATCCTTGGCATCGTAGGCGCTGATGTCCTTCTGTTCCCGGTCCTCAAAGTGATCTTCCCATACCCGGTAAAGCATACGGTGCGCCCGCTCCAGGTTGCAGAACGCATCCCCAACGGCTCCCGCGATGATAAGCCGTTCCTTGGCGGTGGTTTCTTTGATATACACTTGAAAATCCTCCTTGTTTTTCGGGAGGGGGCGTGGTATAATCACAATATCCCCCTCGTGGGTTTCGGGCTTCACATCCAAACGCTTTGGTCGGCTGGTTGGATGTGGGGCCTTTTCATTTGCCGTGGGTCAATCCTCTATCACTCCTCCCCATCCAGGGTGGCAACCTCCACCCCGTCTTTGTCGATCAGACGGCGGACTCCGTCAGCGTCGGTCACCTCCATCAAGGCCCCCTCCATGATGCCGGGAAAGCATTCCTCCATAGCTCGGTGGGATGCCTCCCGGCCCTCCGGGGTGTTGATCATGCGGTCCAGGAAAAACTCCTTGACAGCGTGAGTGAAGGGGGCGTCCACGTCGAAGTCGATCCAGCCACGATTGCGGGGGTCCTTATAATCCAGGTTGTAGACGAAGATCAGGGAGGAAAACTCCCGGTCAGCCCGCTCCGGCTTGATCTGCTCCAGCACCTGGGCATAGTCCCGGTTGCAGAGGTTACACAGGTCCGCCAGGGTGGCTCCAATACTCTGCCAGAAGTCCAGGGTCACAACAATGCTCTCGCCGTAACCCACCAGCCGCTCCCGCTGGAGCTTGACCTTTTCCTCCAGGGTCTTGACCCGCTTCTCCCCCATGGGGAACATGATCCCGGCCTGCTCCGCCTTTTTCAAGGCCCGCTTTAGGGAGCGAAGTGCGTCCGTATCGAGGACCAGGTCCGTGACCGCTTCCCTGGCCCGCAGCCGGTAAAGCACCAGCATCGTCCGGGTGTCCTTCTTCGCTCGCTCCAGGTCCCCGCGGTGATAGGCCACTCCGGCCCGCCAGATATACTCGGTTTCCTTGAAGCTAATAATGTCCTTGTTCATTGACACTCTCCTTTGCGGCCCTCACAAGGGCCAGTTTCTTATAGGGGGTTAACAGCCAGTCCAAAGAAAGCGTCGAACCGCTCGGCCCCCACATAATCCCGGAATCGGATCGGGCTTATGTAGTAGTTGAACTTGTCTCCCGTGCCGGGGACGGCGCTCCCGAAGGGGAGGCTGCCACGCTGGAGGCCAACCCGGACGAACTGATTGCTTTTCCCCAGGCACCGGGCCGCCGCCGCCGTGCTGATCTTCTTCACCGGGGGCGGTTCCGTTGCCGTCGGGGGCTTTTCCTCGCCGGTCAAGAAGCCAAGGGAAACGTTGGTGGCGTCAGCCAAAGCCCGCATCCGCTCAGGACCGGGAATGTTACGCCCGGAGAGATACTGCGAGATCGCGGATCGGGGTGCGCCGCTCTTTTCGGCAAGGCCCGCTTGCTTTAGCCCGGCCTGGTCCATAGCGTACTTGAGGCGTTTTGCAAAGGTTTCCATGGTTCACCTCCTTTTCAGACACCGACCTTTTCATCGGTGGCGGCCCCCTCCTGGTCAGGGGCGGGATTGCCCGTCAGCAGCTCGTCAAGAGAGCAGCAGTACAACCCCGCCAGCTTGACCAGCAAGGATGCACGGGGCCGGGTCTTGCCGGTTTCCCACATAGACACAGCAGCATCAGAAACGCCCATGTCCTTTGCGACCTTGGCCTGGGAATAGCCGGTCTTGGTCCGTGCCGACAAGAAGCTCATTTTTTCTCACCTCCAAAATCCTAAGTTTTACTTGACATTTCAAACCGCGTGATTTAATATAGAGGTCGGTTAGTTCTATATCTTTTTCACAGTCTGGCTTAAGTTGGGCTTCGGTTTTTTGTTGCCTCGACCCTACAACGGGGATTATACCCTAAGTTTCAGTTAAGGTCAAGCCAAAATCCAAAGTTTAGCTTAGGTTTGTAATTGTTGCACAAAAATGGGGGTATCGTTTTGGATAACTTGGCTTTTATCTCCAGGTATGAAGCTATTCTTAGGGAAAAGCAGCTGCCCAAAAGGGCCTTGTATGAGGCTTGCGGGATTACAGACGCCGCCGTATCACAATGGCGCAAGGGGAAAACCGCCCCGTCTATGAAGTCCATAAGCCGTATTGCTGACTTTCTGGGCGTCACATCAGAATACCTCCTTACCGGCGTGGAAACAGAAAAAGCGCCCGCCCTCACGGATAAGGACAGGCGCGATATTGCCCGCGACCTGGAGCTGATTATGTCCGCCTTGGATAGCGCCGGGGATTTGCAGTTTGACGGTGATCCTATGAGCGATGAAGCGCGGGAGAGCATCCGAGCCGCCATGAAATTGGGGTTAGAGGCCGCCAGGGTCAAAAATAAAGAGCGGTTCACCCCCCGGAAGTACAGAAAGGGGTAAACCGCCATTGGATATTAAACGCCTTGCCGATAAGCTGGTGGGGCGGTTCGACACCCGTGACCCCTTTAAGATCGCGGAAGAATTGGACTACACCATCATCTACACGCCCCTTGTTGGGGTGCGGGGCTTTTATCAATATCTGAAGCGGTGCCACATCATTTACTTGGACTCGGAACTGGACGAAGCCACCGCCCGCTTTGTATGCGGGCATGAGCTGGGCCATTCCCTTATGCACCGGGGTCTCAATCGGATATTTATGGACACCCGCACCTTCATCGTAACAGGCCGCTATGAAACAGAGGCCAACAAGTTCTCGGTTGACCTGATATTCAGTGACGAGGAATTGCAGCCCTATCTCTCCCGGAGCTATGAACGGGCCGCCGCCTACATGGGCGTCAGTAATGAGCTGGCAGCGTATCGAATGGGAGAGGTTGTGCCGGAGCTTTTCATTGAAGAATGGCCGTAAAGCCAGGAAGGAGGGAATACCTATGTTCGGAAAGAAAAAAGAAACCAGGAGCGTCAGCGGGTCCCACATTATCGGCCTGCCGATCCCGGAGGGAAACTTTGTCCAGACGGTGCTATCCCCTGAGGAATTGACTCTGACCGCAGTATTGCAAGGGGGTGGGAAAGCAACAGAGCAAAAATTCACCCTGGAACTGAGCAAGGTCAAAAACATCCGCATTTTGAACGAAACCGAAGTGAAACAGGTTATTGAGCAATCCGCTCCGGGAATGCTTCTGGGAGCCGCCGCTTTTGGCGTCGTCGGCGCTATGATTGGCGGGCGGGTTAAGACAAAGGAAAAGACCGCAATTAAAAATCTACTGATCCTCGACTATGTGTCCGGCGAAGAAAAACAGATTGTTCTGGACTGCACCATCGACAGCCTATCCAATCAAACAGCGTTCTTGAAACACTTCCAGAAGCTGAAGCCAGAGGCGGCCCAGGCCCCGACGACCATCCAGCTATAAACAGAAAAAGCCGCCCCCGGTGTTACCAGCACCAGGGACGGCGGAGATACCATAAGGGCAAGCCCAAAATGATACCCGTGACAAGGTCATTTTACCACTTGCCCTTGGGAAAGTCTACACTTTTTTTAGAAAGGACAGGTGGTTTTTTCATGCGTAACCCTAACGGATATGGCACGGTGGCCCGGCTGACGGGCAACCGCCGCCGCCCCTTCATCGTCAAGAAGGTGGCCCGGTGGAAGGACAACGGCCAGCCGGTATACAGCGTCATAGGCTATGCCGAGAGCAGGGAAGCCGGGAATATGCTGCTGGCGGAGTATAACCGGGACCCCTGGGACGTGGACCGGGCCAAGCTGACCCTGCGGCAGCTCTTTGACCTCTGGAAAGAAAAGAAAGCCCCCAAGCTGGGGGAGTCAAACCGTTCCTCCCTCTGCTCCGCGTTCAAACACTGTTCAACGCTGGCGGAGAAGCCCTACAAGCAAATCAAGTCGTTTCATATGCAGGATACCATTGACGGCTGCGGGAAGGGTTACAGCACTCAGGCCGCCATTAAAAACCTCTGGGGACACCTGGACCGCTTTGCCCTGGAGCTGGACATAATCACCCGCTGCTATTCTGAACTGCTGACCTCTGACCCCATCCCGGAGACTTCCCGGCAGCGGTTCAGCGACGAGGAAATCGCCAAGCTGTGGGAGCACCAGGCGGAGCCGTGGGTGGATACCGTCTTGATTTTCATTTACAGCGGGTGGCGGATCAGTGAACTGCTGGCCCTGACCCCCGCCGACGTTGACCTCCAGGCCGGAACTATGACCGGCGGCACCAAGACGAAGGCCGGGAAAAATCGGGTCGTCCCCATCCACTCGAAGATCCGCCCGCTGGTGGAGGCCAGGCTGGCCCAGGGCGGCCCCCGGCTGATCAGCAACGAGGGCCGGGCCATATGCCAGGCGACCTATCGGAACTACTGGACGGAGATCATGGCCCGCCTGGGGATGGCCCATGTGCCCCATGAGTGCCGCCACACCTTCGAGAGCTTGCTGGATAGCGCCGGGGCCAATCGCAAGTGCATCGACCTCCTGATGGGCCATGTTTCCAAGGATACCGGCAACCGAGTCTATAACCACAAGACCATAGAAGAACTGCGGTTGAACATTGAACTAATAACACGTTAGTAACAGCGGCGGCGGGAAACCCTGATTTTTCAAGGGGTCCCTCCGCCGTTCAAAATATTATACCATGAATTAGTTCAATTTTCAATCCGTTGCGGCCCTTGAAATTCAAGGCTTTGCTGAATTTTTGGAACCGCTCAAAACCGGGGAAAACGGGGGCGGTAGTAACACGCAGATAACACGCCCCAGCTCCAAATTTGTGTATCGGTTTTCGATATTCTGTACCAAAATCAAGCGAGGCGGTATGAATATCGCTATACTGTATCGCAAAGGAGCATGGCTATGGTTAGGATTTTACTGTCAACCCGACTTGGCGAACGACGGTTGACCCAAGCGGACCTCGCCAGGATGACGGGGATACGCAAAAACACAATCAGCGAGCTTTACAATGAGATCGCCACCAGGATCAGCCTGGACCACCTGGACCTGATATGCGAGGCCCTGGGGTGCGGTCTTACGGACCTATTGGAGATCACCCCCAATGCGGAACCGCGAGTAAAGACCCGCACCGGCGCACCCCTGCCCGGTAAGGGCGGGCAATAACCAAGCGTGGCCTTTGGCCCGGACGTGAAAGCGTCCGGGCCTTTTTCTGTTTTTCGGGCTGGTTGCCGGTTGCCGTCCCTCGCGCGCGTACACATAGGCGCATTAAGCGCGTTAGGCGGGTGTTTGTCTGTTTAATCCCTTTAATTTCAGTTTCATATAGGATTTACGGCAACCACGGCAACCGCGCAGGCTAACGCCCCACAGTTCTATACTTCTCCACGGTTGCCGCATACGGCAACCCGGCGGCAACGTCGGCAACCAAAACCGGGATTTTCGGTTGCCGAAGTCCGAGAACGGCAACCGCACGGCAACCGGGCAAAATCCCAGACGTTTGGGATTTTCAAATCTCGGTCCCGTCCGGGAACTTGAAAACGCATACCAGCTCGGCCCCCAGGGCGTTGGCTATTTTTTCGAGGTCTGCGGAAGAAAACTTCCCCGTCTTCATACGTTGCCCAAAAGCCTGCGGAGAGGTCCCCACCCGGCGGGCCAATTCGGACTCGCTGACCTTTGCATACGCCTCTGCCAGCTTAATTTTTGTCGGTATATCCACTCGGTTCACCTCCGTTGTCCATCAGTATAAAGGAAACCTTTTCAAATGTCAAATAAAACTTTTCAAATTTACAGAAAAATATTTAAGAAAAGCCTTGACATTTGAAAGGTTTTCCTTTATACTGTTACTCGTAGGGAACAAAGGAGCGGCGGACCCCCGACCAAGGACACCCGCCGCCCCGCCCCAAAGGAGGCACCGGGAAAGCCCGGCACCTCCAGAATAACAGAACGGACCCAAAAATTCAAGGAGGTACACAAAAATGATGATGTCCGAGTTTATCGAGCGCACTGGGTTCCAGCCCCTCCCCTTCGAGTACGCCAAGATCGAGGAAGCCTACTATAACTTCGACGGCGACAAGGACGCCTTCTGCCGGGCCTTTGTCAAGGCCGACGGAGAGAAGAAGGTCTACCAGGCCAGGGCCGCCGAAATCGACCGGCTGAACGGCAAAATCCTGGAGATGGACCGGGCCAGCAAGCGGGACAGCGAGGTGTATGAGAAGCGGATCGCTGACCTCCAGGCCCAGCTGGACAAGGAGCTGGAGTGGAAGCCCAGCGAGGGCACCGGCACCAATATGACCCAGGCCGACTATGAGAGCTTGCTGGCCTGCTGCACCGGCGACCACGGCGACCCCCACGTCATGAGCGAGGGCGAAGCCCGGATGCTGGTGGCCGAGGAGTTCGGCTTCAACCCGGAGCGGGTGGAGATCATCACCACCGTCCACACCTATGAGGTCAACAAGCACCGCCAGCTTCGGAAGGCCGCAGCCTACACCCGGCAGCCCCTCTATAATGCCACCGACTGGAATTACGTCCGCTTCAACGTTCGGGGCGCTGGCTGCACCTGGATGTATGAGATGATCAACGGGGAGCTGGAAACCTACAGCTGCTAAATGCGGAGGCTGACCTACCGGCCAGACGGGGAGAAAGGACGACAATGTGAAAAAAATCAACATCACTTATCATATGGAAAAAGGTAGCGAAATCGCGGAGAGCTGCATCACCCTCCCCATGGAGGACACTGTGGCCGAGGACATTCTGAAGAACGGGGAAAACAGCGAACACCTCTCCATGATGCGGAACGGCGAAGTCTACCGGCTCCTTCGGAGCTTGGCCGCCATCCAAGGCTATGAGTATATCGGGGCCTGCTGTCCCATGGAGGTGGAGGCATGAAGCGGAGGAAGCGCACGACGGTTTGGGCGTACCTGGACGGCAAGAAGCTGGTGGACGTGGTCCAGGCGGCCCTTGACAACAACATGATGGTGGACGACGTGAAGGCCCTCCTGATCCGGGAGAACCCCGGCCACGAGGTCACCTTCAAGGTACAGTGAAAAGGAGGGTCACACAATGGCGAGACTGGAAAACGACCAGGGCGGGGCGGTCTACTTCAACCCCATTCTGAAGCACGGCAAGGAAGCGTGGGTGATCAAGGGTATCGGGGACACGGTGATCCTGGGCCGGGACCGGCAGCGGAAGAAGTCCCGCATCTTCACCCAGTACGCACAGGCCGAAGCCTACCTCCGGCGGCACGGCTTCAACCGGGCGACGTACTGAGGCAAAATACAAGAGGGCGGCAGTTGGACCCACAAAGGGGGCAACCGCCGCCCTCTTTCTCTACCCCTATAACTACCCTCCCCAGCGCCGTGCCCTCTCTCTTTTTTCCAAAGGAAAAAACAGGCCCTTCAAGGGGCTGGGTGGTATGTTTACCCTACCCCGGCACAAAAGCCCGTCAGGGGGCCTCTGTGGGCCGAACAGAGGGCAAAACGAAAGCGCCCCCGACATGGGAAATCCCATACCGGGGGCGCTGGTCAAATTGGGGGGCTGTTTCCGTCGCTGGCGTCGCCGGTGAAGCCGGTAGCCTTGGCGCTCTCGAAGGTGATCCCGCCCGCTTTGTGGTCGGACTTGGCCATGTTGATGTAGAAGCTGCACACGACCCCGTGGGCGGTCCAGGGCAGGCCCACCATGGCGGACAGCCAGGGCAAGGCCCCGGCGTAGTCCTCATGGATACAGTAAGCCGCCAGGGCCAGGCCGCCCAGGGTCACGGCCCAAAGCAGCAGGCGGATATCGGACACCAGGCGCTTGGAGAAGTCGGTCCGTTTCTTCCGCCGCTTTTGGGTCTTGCTGTTCCGGGGCTTCTTCCCGCCAATGGTGATGGTCATGCCAGGCCGAACTTCTGAGCGAAGCGGTACAGCACCTGGGCGCACTGCTCACGGGTCAGGAAGTCCTCCCACATGAAATTGGGCTGGCCGTCGGTAGCCGTACCGCTCCCGGCGAAAATGCCCTGGTCGATGGCGAACTGCCGGGCGGCCCGGCTCCAGTCGCCGCTGTCGTTGTCCCGCAGCTCCTGACGGTACTGCTGCATCGCCGTAGCGAACATCTTATTGAACTTGTCCTGATCCATGTCGTCGTCCTCCTTTTTGGGTTCCTCGGCCAGCTTCAGGACCTGGCCGGGATGGATGGTGTAAGGGCTGCTGATACCGTTAAGAGCGGCGATGGTTTTCCAGTCCACCCCCGTCTTGGCCCCGATGGCGGAGAGACTGTCCCCGGCCACCACGGTATGGGTGCGATACTCCGGCGCTGTGGCCGCCCCGCCGTTATTGTAGGCCCTGGCGTCGATCACCCAGTAATAGGCGGCCTCGTTGCGGAAGGTGGCCGGGTCGCCGTTCAGGCGCTTGTCCTTGGTGCTGGCCGGGTCATTGATGCGGATTTTGTTATCCGCCCACCAGACCACGACGAAGTGTCCGCCGCCGGTCCAGGTCCCCTTTTTCATCAGGGCGATCAGGTAGTAGCCCTGCTTCAGATACTCCAGGGCCTGGTCGTGGACTTTGGCCTTGGGGTTGTGGTAGCCGTTGGTCCAGGACAGCTGCCAGCACTTGATACCGAACTCCGCGAACTGGGGGGCGAAGTAGGCGTAGTAAGTGCCGGCCTTGAGGGCCTTGTACCCGTGGGCGACGGACCAGGCGCAGGCGTCCTCCGGGGTGTAGGTCTTGCCGGTCAGGGTTTCGATCAGCATGGCCGCCGCCGTGGGGCCGCACCCGGAGTCGCCAATGGTGGCCGTTTCGCCGGGCACCCGATACGGCTTGTTCTTCCACCGGGGGTCCGTCTGGAGGTAGCTGACAGGCTTTTTATTCATTGCTGACACCCTCTCCGTTGACGTGGGCCTTGACGGCCTGGTTCGTTTTCAGCATATCCCGCATATCCTCCAGGGCGTCGTCCACCAGGGAAGAAAACAGGTCGAAGGGGACGATCCGGGCCAGCCACGGGAAGCGGGTCACGAAAAGGTCATAGACCTGGCGGAGCTTGAGTTTTCCCGTGCCACCGCCCAGCTCCTTCTCCGCCTCGGTGACGGCCCACAGCAGCCACTCCCGGACCTTGGCAAGCTGGGCCTCGCTGGGCAGATTGAAATAGCGGTACACGGCGATGCCCACCGACGCCAGGATGGCGACGAGGGCCAGGATGATGTACCAGTTGTCAAAAATGAACTCCATAAAAATCCTCCTTAATTCTGCCGGACCTCGTTCTCCAGGTCCTCAATGCGGTGGTTTGCCACCTTGATTTTTTCCTCTTGCAGCTCGGTCCGTTCCTCCAGCTTGTAGGTCCGCTCGATCAGGTTGTTGTGGGCCTGCACCCGCTTCTCCAGCTGCTCCAGCCGATAGTTGGTCAGCTTGGAGGAGGTCAGAATACCGACCAGGGAACCGACGGCAGACCCGACAAGGCCGATCAGTGCCACGACAATGCCCTCCATGCCCTTCACCCCCTTCCTGTGAATTTGAGGCGGCCAGCATATAAAAAGGCGGGGTGCGTTTCCACACCTCGCCTTGCCTCACGTTTACTTGTACTTGGGTTTGGCTCCGATCAGCCTGGCAATATGCCAGAGGTCCACCGTCGGGGCGTTGTAGAAGTCATAGGACCATATCCAATGGTCCTCGTGTTCAGGCCGCCGGTATCGCTGGCACAGGGCGTCACCCCATACCTTATCCCAGCGGGCCTGGCAGGCGTCCCCTGGGTTCTGGGGCTGGAGGCGGGCCAGGATGGCGGTCACCAGCGCCCCCCGCTCCCGGCCCTGGCCGTCGTCGTCATGGGAAAAGAAGTCGAAAGCGTTCTGACTGGTGGCGGCGCAAAGCTGCTCCCCCCGCCACATAAGGAAGCCGCCCTCGTTTTCGAGAGCGGCCCCCCACGGGATATTGACAGGGCCGGAGAGGCCCTTGAACCTGGCCCGCTGTCGGGCGATATAGCGGATGTGTTCCACGGCTTAGCCCTCCACGGCTTCGGTCCAGCCGAAGGCCCCCGGCTCCCACACATTCCCGTCCTGGTTGCTGGTCCAGTGCTTGCCGTTGTGGGAAACCTTGGCCCCGGCGTTGTAGGCGTCGTGCGCTCCGACGGGCTGGCTCCAGGCGGGCCACTCCTCCGCTGGGTCAGACGTGGCCGACCACAGGCTGGCGGCGGTGTCCGGGGTCCAATCGGCCTGGGAGGTATGGGCCTGGACACACTTATAGAGCGCCCCGCCATATCGGCGGATATTGCCGACCTTGTAGCTGACAGGATAGGCCCAGGGGGAGAACAGCTCGGCGTGCTCCGCCGCCGTGGTGGCGTCGATGGCCCCGGCCTCGGCCATTGTGACAAATGTGATGCTGCCCGCCTCGTTGGCCTTGACGATCTCGTCGCCAGCGTCGACTTCCTCCAGCATGACGGTGTCCACGCCCTCCATGGCCGCCCGGCCCAGAAGATGGTACACCTTCCCGGCAAAAGCGATGCCCGAAGCCTCCGGCTCCGGGCACAGGTTATAGCTGCCGTTCTCGGTCAGCTTGATATAGTTGGGGGCCTCGGTCATGCCGAGGCTTTCCCCGTTTCTTGTGATTTTGAACATTGTGCACCTCCAAAAAAGATGGCGTGATAGATCCGCCGCAGGCGGAGAAGCCGCCCGTGGTCGTTGAAATTGCGGTAGTATGCGCCCTGGCACTCCATGTATTGCTCGACGTCCTCGAAGTTCCGCTTGCCCGCTTTGAACTCCCGATAGAACAGCTTCAGCTTGCGCCTGGCCCGCTTGATCCCGTCCCGGCTCCCGTTGACGGTCACCTTGCCGGTGGGGCCGAGGGTGAACCGGGCCTTGCAGAAACGGAAGGGTTTGGTCAGGGGTATGATCTGGCACTTCCGCTTGTTGACACGGATGCCCATAGCTTCAAAGCGCCGGACCATTTCCCGGACCACGTTCTTCAGCTGCTCCACGTCCGGCAGGATGATGTAATAGTCGTCCATGTAGTGCCCGGCGCAATGGACGCCCGCCTGGCACTTCACCCAGTTATCAACGGGGCTTGGCAGGGCCACCATTTCCTGCTGGGAGGGTTCTACTCCCAGCGGCAGCCCCCGGCCCGGCGTCGGGCAGGGAGAGTGCTGGATGATGGTATCGGCTACCCGGCGCAGGTCTGGGTTTAGGATTATTTGCTGGTGGCGCTGGTATATGGTCTGATGCGGGGCGCTGGGGAAGAAATGCTTCAGGTCCAGCAGCGCCACGGCCCCCTCCCGGCCATGGTGCCGGAAGTGCCAGCGTAGCTGGTCCTTTAGTCGCATGAAGGTATAGTGCAGCCCCATCCCCTTCCGGCTGGCCCCGTTGTCGTGGATCATGCTGGGAGTATAGAGGGGGACAAGGACCTCGTTGCTGTGTACCTTTTCGATTTGCCGGTCCGCGATTTTGGGCGCATCAATAGGACGCACTTTGCCCCGCTCACGCAAAATAAAGTGCGACCCTGTTTTGGGTGCCCATTTCCCGTCCAACAGCTCCCGCCGCCGTCGGGCCGTCCCGGAGAACAGATGGGTCTCGAAATTCTGCACCGACTGTTTCCACCGCACCCCATTACAGCACTTTTTACCGTAATAGAACATTTTGCGGAATGAAAACACTTTGTCGATGGGGCCGAGGGCGGCGCAGCGGGCCTCCCTCTTTTCCTGCCGCCTTGCTCGGCGGCGCTGATACCTTGCCTCTCGGCGTTCTTGACTGTTCATAGAGTGTTCGCCAACCTCGTACAGATGAATTGTAGGGTGCCGTCTAATCTGCTTTGTTCCAGCACATGAAACGGGGTAAGGCACGATCCCCCGCCATGCAAGAAGCGTCCGTGCGGGAACATCAAGGGGCAGTTTTAGGGATTTCCACCCAGGGAAGTGCATCTCCTTTTGCTTCGGTCGTCTTTCACCTGGGCCGGATAAAACCAGCCCTGCTACTCCGTTTGACCTCGCATAAAGCAAAATCCGGGGGCCACCGCCGCCGACCAGGAGGCATTGTTGTTGTTGTAGTTGCCGTTGTTGTTGACATTACAGAAATTGTTGTTGTTGTTGGAGTAGGGCGAGCGCGACCACGCCCACACCGCCACTGGTCGGTTATCAGATACACACCCAATATCGGGTTTAGGGTCTTTGCCGTTGGCCTAACGATTTTACAGCGCCCTTGAGAAGCTCGTTTTCCTTGTCGATAAGCTCACCCAGGCTCTGGGCCATTTTGTCCAACTTCTCCGTCGCCTTGCTGGCGTCCACGGTCTTGCCAGTGGAGGTGGTAAAGCACCCTTCCGGGTTCTTGTTCATCACCTCATAGCAAAGGGTCAGGCGCACGTCCAGGGCCATCAGGGACGCCCTGGCCTCCAGCAGATGGGCCTTGCGAAGCTCGATCCGCTGGGCGTCGGACGGGAAGATGCTGTTGGCCTTCTCGGCGTGGTCCAGCACTTCACCGGCCAGCTTGGCAACCGGCTCCGCCACCAGGCGGGAATACCGGGCCGAAAGCCTGGATAG